AAACATAGTAGTGAAAACGCTGAAAACGTATCTAAAACAGAAGTAGATTTTTTAATTGAAAAAGAACGTACAACAGCACAATACTATACCGATAGAATGATAGAACATTTTAGTTTTTATGCAGCAGAAAGATATGCTGAATATTACACTAATAATAACGATAACGTATATCCTGATAAGGATGCTAATTTTTCTGGATGGGTACTATAATAAAAGTAAGATACAAACCTAAACAACAAAACATAGTTAAGTTAAGAAACTATTTAGAAAAGATGTATAACAAAAACGTTAAAAAGTAATTATATAAGTATGGCTAATAACATAAATTGGGGAAAAGTATATTGTGAAATGGTAACCAATTCTGCTTGGGGTACAGATAGTGCTTTTACAACTGAATTTATACCTGATTTTTCTGCACCTACTTGCTGGACTCTTATAGATGCTTTTAGTGCAGACACAACGTTATACACAGCAGATACAACTCAACATAAAGCAGATGCTACACAAATAAGTTAAAAAATAAAAAATGGCTAAACAAGTAATAAATATAGGAACAACTGCTAACGATGGTACAGGTGATCCGTTAAGAGATGCCTTTGATAAGGTAAACGACAACTTCACTGAATTGTATTCAGACGATGCAGGAGATGTAGGAAGTATAACAGCAACAGCACCAATAGCAAGAGATTCAGCTACAGGAGCAGTAACAATATCTTTAAATGATGATGGAGTTACACACGCTAAACTAGAACCAAGATATACAGCAAAAGCTACAAGTACAGGAACAGGTAGTCAAAATTTAGATGCTTCTACTGCAACAACTTTTTTACTTACAGGTAATGTAGCAACTGCAACCCTTACAATTCAAAATATGAAACTTGGGCAAGTGATTGACATCCAAATGACAGGAACTTTAAGTAGTGCTGCAATAACATTAGCTACAAACTTTTCAAGTACAACAATTAATAAAATCGGAACTACGGATTTTGATACTTCAGAAAAAAACTTAATACAAGTAGTTTGTGTAGACGATACAGATGCAGCAGCGATTATTAACTATTCAGTCGGAAAAATAACAGCAGATACAACACCATAAATATGAAAGCAATACAAGATAGTAACGGAAAAATAACAGTATTTAATAGTACGCCTAAAAATTGGGGTGCTGTAATTTGTGGATTCAATACATTTTCAAAAGAGAAACTTGAAAGCTATGGTTTTTACGATGTAGTGAGACCAACTATAAAAGAAAGTCAAAAGTTAGGTGCTATAGAATGGGATGCAGACAATAGTGTTTTTACTTATCCTGTAGTTAATAAAACTTACAGTCAATCAGTAGCTGAACTTAAAACAAGTAAAATAGAAAACTTAAAATATATTTACGGTAGTGAATTAAGCAAAACAGATTGGTATATTATAAGAGCGCAAGAAGGAATAGCTGCACCACAAGATGTTATAGACGCAAGAGCAGCGTTAAGAACTGAATGCGCAAGTAAAGAAGCAGAAATAAATGCTTTAAGTACAAAGGCTTCTATTGTAGATTATCAACTTCCAAGTTATATATAATGAGTTTAGGAAAAAGATTAATAGCAACCGATGCAGCAGGAGGAATTGTAGGTACTGATAACTTTAATACTGTTACTTATATAGGAAATGGAGGTACTCAAGCAATTACAACGGTTGGCTTTCAACCTGACTTTGTTTGGATAAAAACGAGAAGTGATATAGGAGGTTCAAACCATTTTCTTTTTGACAGCATTAGAGGCGCAACAAATAGGGTTTTTTCGAATCTAATTAATAATGAAGCAGCAGATGCTGATTCTTTAACATCATTTAATAGTAATGGATTTACTGTAGATGATGATATAAGCTGTAATGGTAGTGGAGAAAGCATAGTTGCTTGGAATTGGAAAGCGGCGGCAAGTAATGCAACAAACAATGATGGAACAACAACAAGTACAGTGAGAGCAAACACAGCAGCAGGATTTTCTATTGTAAAATTTGCAGCAACTAATACAAGCATTCAGGTTGGACACGGACTGACCGCCAGTCCTAATTTGATTATATATAAAAATTTAGATACTGCTGACAATTGGTATGTGTATCATAGTGGTTTAACTTCTCCAAATACACAATGGTTAAAGTTAAACAGTCAAGATGCTGTAGTAACAAGTGGAACATACAACTTTTCTGCTGTTACATCTTCTACATTTACAAGCCATTTGTGGGCAGGTGCAGGAAGTAACGATATAATCGCATATTGTTTCGCAGACATATCAAATTATCAAAAAATAGGAACGTATAACGGTTCAGGTTCAGCAGGGAAAAGAGTTTATACAGATAGTAATGGAGATGGAACAGGAACAGGAGGCTTCCAACCAAGGTTTGTATTAATAAAATGTACTACTAATGGAAGTACAGATTGGCTAATTTTTACTTCAAATGTTGTAGATGGAAGTGGTAACCCAACAATGATTAGGGCAAATACAACAGATTCAGAATTTACAGGCGATAGATTACAGTTCACCTCAGATGGATTTACTTTGAGTGATAATGATGGTTCAAGAAACGGAAGCAGTAGAACTTACCTTTATTGGGCAATCGCATAAAGAATGGAAAATATTAGACTTTGGGCAGTAAATAGTATGGCAGTTGGCTTTAGTCTTGTAAATATAAATATGATATTATCAACTTTAGTATTAGTAGCTTCTTTAGTATGGACTATAATACAAATAAAAGATAAGTTAAAATGAAACTTCCAAAGAACGGTACAGCAAAAGAAATACGAAGTTATGCAGGAAGCCTTTTTGTATTTCTGTTTATAGTTGGAATAATAATAACGTTTGTACAGTTTCCTGTTTTAGAATCTAACAAAGAGATCGTGCTAATGTTGATTGGCTCTATCGCTGCTTCGATTCCTGTCTTAATTTCAGCCATAAGTGGCACACGACCTGATGATGTAAATGCATTGAAATCAGCAATAGAAAAAAAAGAACATCAAATACAAATGCTTGTAGATGCTAAAGATAGATTAGAAGAAATGGTTATAAACCTACAAAGAGAAATGCTACAAAATCAAGATATGATGCTTGACCGTATCTTATTAAAGAGTGCTATGGACTTTGATGACAAAAACAATAGAAATGAAAAATAAACCTAAATGTAAATGTGGATGCACAAATAACGCAGAAGGTTATTGTGATGGTTCACACCTAAATAAATAAATATGGATGTTTTAATAATTATAATTTCAATAATAATGTTTGCTACTGCAATAATGATGGGGCTTACTGTTTACGGACTTTTTACCGACAAAGACAAAGATGGTATACCTGATGCATTAGAACAAAAATTTAGCGAACTAAAAGAAGAAATTAGTAAGTTGAAAAAATGAAATACTTTACGTTAGATGAATTTGATTCACCAGATCACAAAGGTAGTGGTGTTAATATGGATAGTAATTTTCTTGAATTGCTCAACAATGCACGTGAAATTGCAGGGATACCATTTAAGATCACAAGTGGATATAGAACATCTGAACATAACCAAAAAGTTGGAGGTGTACAAAACTCATCACACCTCAACGGTCTTGCAGCAGACATTGCAGTTGGATCAGGCAATGAAAGATACGTTATTCTTAACGCACTTATTAGAGCAGGATTTAAACGATTGGGAATTGCTAAAACCTTCATACATTGCGATACCGATTCTTCAAAACCAAATTCAGTTTGGACATACTAACACGGTAGGAAGCACACTATGGAACAATTAATAACAGGTTATATTATGTTTCGTTTGTTAGAATTTTTAATAAGGAAAACTTTTGGCTGAAAAAAAGAAATTTAAGGATACTAAAGTAGGTCAATTCTTACTTAACAAAATACCTGATGTAGTTGGTGCAGTAGCAGGTGATACACTTGCAGGTAATGTTATACAAGCTATTATAGGTGGTTCTGAAATGAGTGATGAAGATAAGCAAGTTGCACTTAAAAAACTTGATATAGAACGTGCTGAAATAGATGGTGTTACAAGAAGGTGGGTAGCTGATGCAAGAAGTGGATGGTTGCCATCAAACGTAAGACCACTTACATTAATATTTCTTACAGTTGCTTTTGTTATTGGGTGGTATATGCAAATAGATGGTTTATCAATTGTTAAAGAACTTCTTTTTGTAGTTTTTGCAGGATATTTTGGAGGAAGATCGTACGAAAAGGTAATGGGTAATAAAAACCATCAGTAATGAATATATCTGAAAGTTCTAAAATAAGTTTAGATATTAAAGCACTTTTAGGTATGATAATAGGTGTAGTTACAGTTGCAAGTATTTGGTTTAACCTTACAGCAGAAATAGAAATGTTAAAAATTAAAGTTTCTAAAATGGATGAAAAGGTACAATCCAACTACAGATGGGTAAATAGCTTTGAACCTCCTAAAGAAGTACAAAAAGCAGTAGATGAAATAAACATAATGAAACTTGAAAACGCTGTTACAAAATATAAAGTTGAACAATTAGAAAAATATAAAAAGTAATGGCAAAGCAAATAGTTATTAACTATAAAAAAGTTAAGGTTAAGCGTAAGGGTATACATAGTAAAAACAAACAATCTAAACTTAAATCTTCTAAAAACTACGTTAAAAAATATCGTGGTCAAGGTAGATAATGTGTAAAACTAATTTTAAAAAAAGTTTACATTTTAAAATAAAAGCGTGTAACTTTGGTGGGTAGTGGGAATGTAAATAATATTTGTATAAATATAAATAATGATTACAGAAGATAAAATTAGAAAAATACAAGGTTATAAAACTTGGTCTACTAAAAGAAAAGTAGATGAACTACTAATGGAAGATGCTCATATGTATTGTAATTTAGGTATTGATTCTACAACTACAGATAAGAAAAAAGTAAAAGCTATTAGTAGAAAAATATACAAAGCTATATCTATTATAAGTCCTTTAGATGGTTATATATTAGAAGCACATATGAATGAAAAAGATTTAACAAGTGCCTAAAAAATTATCAAGAAGTAAACTTGTAAAGAAACTTGATACAGTATTTAGTAAATATATAAGGGTTAATAGTGCTAATAAAAATGGATATTGTACTTGTGTAACTTGTGGTGTAGTAAAACATTGGAAAGAAATACAAGCAGGACATTTTATGAGTAGAAAACATTACAGTACAAGATGGGATGAACGTAATATTCGAACGCAATGTGTAGGTTGTAATATGTTTAGGCAAGGTGAACAATATAAATTTTCACTTTTTTTAGGTAAAGATCAGGCAGAAGTATTATATTTGAAAAGTAAAGAAACAGTTAAGTTTACCAATAACGAACTTGAAGAAATGATAAAGGATTATGAAGCAAAGTTAAATAACGATAGGCTTAAAAGTATTACTTGATTCTTTCTTGTAATTTTGTTCTTTGTTTGAAGGGTGTCAGAAATGATGCCCTTTTTTTATTTAAAATATTTTGTTAATTATTTGTTTATTAAAAAAAAGGTTGTATGTTTGTGATGTCAATAATGACATATAATTAATAAAAGGGG